CTGGACCATATTCTTTTACAATGCTTTCTATTATATTTGTAATATCTTTTTGATAGTTAGCCCAGATGATTGCTTTACCTTCTATCTCTTCAAGCACATTCATAAGTTCATTAACCCTGTTATTTTTTATAAGTTGAGTGCTGCCATCATCAGCAGTAAAATGTCCGCAAGTTATTTGATGCAATCTCATTAACTGAGTTAACACAGTTACAGTAGATGTAACTTTACCATTCAACATAGCAAGAGCTGTTTTTTTCATTTGATCATAAAGTTTTAATTGTTCTGCTGTAAGAGCAATGTTTCTTTTAACATAAATCTTGTCAGGTAAATCTAGACAATCTTCTTTTAATACTCTGTAAGAAAAACCTTTTAGCTTATCTGATAACTCACCTATATTTTTAAAATAATTAACCACTTGTATCGACCTCCCTCTAGCATTGATTGTTTTCATTTCTGCATATCTATTTCTAAAAGCGTAGAACGATTGAAAGTTCAATAACCACGGATCAAGGAACTCGCACTGACTATATAAATCTAGTGGATTTTTTGTAACAGGAGACCCTGTCATTATCCTTCTATACTTTGCTGACTTAGCTAACGATAAAATATTTTTAGTTCTTTTAGCAGAAGAATTTTTTATGGTAGTAGACTCATCTATTGCAACCATAGCTCTATGACAGCTTAAAAATTTAGAAGCAAACTGTGTTCCTTTTGGTGTACTCAAAGCTTCTACATTCATAATTAATATGTGTAGTTTTTCTTCTGTTTCAAATAAACAATCTAAACTTTCTTTTTGTTTTTTTGTAATTAATGCTTGCCATAATACGGACACACTTTCTATATGATCTGGTAAGTGTGTTGGTATCTCTTGATTATACCAAGTACCGATAACACCTTTGGGTGCAATGATTAAAGCACCATCTACTTTGCCTTTATCATAAAGCATAGCAAGATTATCTATTAATACTTTTGTTTTACCTGTACCCATCTCCATAAAATAAGCATAGGTTTCTTTATTCCACGATTTTTCCAACGCAGTCAATTGATGTGCGTATGGCTTTGTCTTAAACTTATAATCCATATATTTTCTTCTTTCTATTGACTTATATATAAAGGATGTTATATGATCTGTCAATGTCAGAAAGTACGAAATATGAAGATCTTAGAAATATCCACGAACCTACTGTCTATGTAATTCAAGAGATAGCAGGAACTAGGGATGGTAAGCCTAAGATAAATGTCATGGGTGCATCTAAGTATGGTAGATTTAAATTTCTATTACCAGAGATGTCACAAATGATTTTTTCTCCAGGCCCATTAATTTTTAAACTTAGAAAAGGTTTAGATAATTTTAATAAGAAAGATTATTTACTACTTACAGGCGATCCTGCAATCATTGGTGTTGCATGTTCTATTGTATCTGATATTACAAACGGCAAATACAATTTACTCAAATGGGATAAGCAAGAAAGAAGATATTATCCTATAGAAATAAACTTATACGAGAAAGGAGAAGTTAATGAGTATTAAACAACAAGTAAAGTTCAAAGAAGAAATAAACTTTGAAGAAGATCAACAAGATGCAATGAAAAAAACTGGTAACATCCAGTCACTTGCAGATCAAGTTGAAAGATTAGAAGGTGTCGCTTCAGATATAGAGACGGCAGAAAGTAATCTAAAAGAATTAAAAAAGAAACGAGATCATATATCGGGTGAGGTCATACCCACCATGATGTCAGAGATGGGTCTTGCAGAATTAAAGCTGCACGATGGATCACATCTAAAAGTTTCTACGTCATATAGAGCTCACATAAGTGAAGCTAATAAAGAGATGGCGTATAACTGGCTTCGTAATAATGGACTAGGGGATATAATCAAAAACGAGATATCCGTATCCTTTGGTCGCAACGAAGATAACAAGGCGGCTGATTATGCCGAACTTGCAAAAGGTCAAGGGTTCCAACCGACACAAAAGATGAAGGTAGAACCCATGACTTTGAAAGCGTTAGTCCGTGAGCGTATTGAGGCTAATAAAGAAATGCCAACGGAAATCTTCGGGATATTCTCGGAGAATAAGACAACAATAAAAAGGAACAAATAAACATGAACCAAGTAACAGAAAAAAAGAATGGTGCACTAGCTACATTTGATATGGAAGCTGATGCACAAAAAGGAGCCCAGAATATTTCGCAAGAAGATCTTGCGTTACCATTCTTAAAAATTTTGGGACAACTATCTCCAGAGGTAAACAAAAGAGATGGTAAGTATGTCGAAGGCGCAGAGCCAGGCAAAATAATAAACACTGTAACTAATGCATTGTATGACAAGATTTCTGTTGTACCTTGTTATTATAAAAGACAGTACATTGAATGGCAAGATAGAGGTACCAGTACAGGTGCACCTGTTGCAATTCACGATGCTGACAGTGATATAGTAAGTCAAACAACTAGAGGTAAAGACTATAAAGATAGATTACCAAATGGTAATTATCTAGACAATACAGCTAGTCACTTTGTACTTATTGTTGGTGATAGCCCAGAGACAGCTATGATTTCTATGAAGTCTACTCAACTTAAAGTTAGTAGAAAATGGAATTCAATGATGATGGGTATTAAGATGCAGGGTAAGAACGGTTTGTTTACTCCGCCAACTTACAGCCACATTTATAATCTATCCACTGTTCAGATGTCTAACGACAAAGGAACATGGTTTGGTTGGGATGTAGCAAAGGTAGGACCAGTCACAGATAAAGGTATCTATGATATGTCTAAATCTTTTGCTGAATCTGTAAGTAAAGGAGAGGTTCAGGTTAAACCTGAAGTTCAGGAACAAACTAAAAAATCTTTGAATTTATAGTATCCTAGGTAGTGGGCGTCGAAGCGAGAGTGGAAGCGCCCACTTTTAATTTATGAATGATAAGATAAATACAAAACCTATTACCTATGAAGATTGGCTTGATCTTGGTCACGTAATAGTACCCACTGATCAAAAGAAAGCTAGGGTCAGTTGGAAGAAAGAAGATTTTAGTTTAACGAAAGAAGAATGGAAAAACAATCACACAAAAGCACAAATAGCATTAAGACTAGATCATCATATTGATTTAGATATAGACAACTTTGTTGTCAGAAGATTTATAACACGATATTTAAAAGACTGTGGTGCAGTCTATGGTAGAAAAAATAATCCAGATAGTCATTACCTTTGGACAGGTTCTTGTAAATTTATACAATACATATTACCAAAAAGTTTTGAAAAGAATTTTGAAAAGTTTCCACATGGTGCAACTCTTTGTGAACTAAGAAGTGGTAAAGAAAGATACACTATAGTTCCAGAATCTCCTTATGATGATAATGGAGAAATGGTTGAATGGTCAAGCTATACTAAGATTCACGAATACAGCGGTAACATAAAAGTTGATGTAGGTAAGATCGCTTTATCTACTGCGCTTACAATTATATATCCTTCTGCTGGATCTAGAGATATTTATTGCACAGCTGTAGCAGGAACTTTAATTAAAAACACTGACTGGACAACAGAAGAAATTAATACATTTGTTCACAACATTGCAATAGAAGCAAACGATACTGAAGCTGAAAAGCGTAATGAGAAAGGAACTACAGGAAGAAAAGCAGAAAAGTTATATGGTATTCCTAAACTAGCAGAGGTTTTAGATGTTGAACAAAAAGATGTAATAAAATTATTTAGTTGGATTGGTATTGAAAACAATACTGAAGAGATACAAGAACACGTCGGAGAGATAACTGAGTATGGTAGTGATAGATATTTTGTAAAGATATACACTACAGAAGAAGGCAAGAAAGTAGAAAAAGATATAACTGTAGAAGGACCACAGTTAATGAATAAAAAAATATTTTATAACGAAGTGATGAAGCAAGCTGCAGTATTTTTACCTTATATGAAAGAGATGGATTTTGAAAAGATGATGATAGCTAAGTTTGAAACAAGAAGAAAGTCACAAGACTATGATCCAGAATCTAGTGAAGACTTAAGATTTATTGGTTGGTTTGAAGGATTTATTGCAGAGCATAAAGCTTTTACAGATAAAAAAGAATTACATTTATTTGGTATGCCTTTTTATAATATTAAAAATGAAAGTTTAGAATTTAAATTAGATAAGTTTGATGACTACTTACAAAAGAAAAGAGTAAACATGGCTAGAGTTGATTTAGTTTTAAAGTGTAGAGGGGTTCTTAAGGCAAAAAAATACAGAGGTAAATACAAAGAACATTCTTGTTCTTCATACAAGATAGAAAAATATAATGTAGATGAATCAAATCTAATCATAGATGGAGAAGCAGAAGAAATCATAGAGGTAAAACAGATAGAACATGAACAATCTTAAATTTATTGTTGGCCCACCAGGCACAGGAAAGACTCACATATATTTAAAAACTAAATATAAAGAACTTTTAGAAACCTACTCACCAGAAAAAATGATTTTATTATCTCATACTAATGTAGCTGCTAATGAAATTAGAGAAGCAGTAGAAGATTTACCTGAGATTAAAAATATGAAACTAGAAGATAATTTTTTTGAGAATAGAATCTGTACAATTCATAAATATTGTCAGAGTAAATTAATTAAAAAATCTTTATTTAAAGATGAAGATCATATGAACCTTTGTAGAATGCACAAAGAATTTAGATACCATGATGTAAAAGAAGATGTTTCAGAAGACCATGACTTTTATAAATTTGTTAAAGGTGCAATTGGTAGAGGTCTTACCACACAACAATACTATCTTATTTTAAAACAGAATGGTGATTTAAAAACTTACAAAGATTTAAGAATGATTAATCAAATGATTGAATGGGCTACAGAATATAAAAAGAATGAACAGGTAAGAGCTTATGAAGATATGATACAAGAATTTAATAATCCAAATGTTAAAGAACCAGACATAGATGTATTGATAGTGGATGAAGCACAAGACAGTAACGTACCACAAAGAAAAGCTTTAGAAAAAATAGCAACTAATGCAGAAGAATTTATAATGGTGGGAGATCCTGATCAAACTATATTTGAATGGGCTGGAGCAGATGCAGATTATTTTCACACTATATCTAAGAACGCAGAACAATTAAAGCAAGGTTTAAGATGTGGTAAAACAATAAATGAATTATGTAAAAAAATTATAGCTCCTATATGGCAAGAGTATGAGTACAATAGAATTTGGAAACCTGCAGAAAATATAATTGGTCATCATTATCATTTAGCTAATTACATATCAGACTGTTCACATATGAGAATTCTATTAGACAAGATAAAAAATACAAAAGAAACTTTTTTATTTACATTTAGAGGTAACCCATCACACAAGTGGGCTAGAGCTTTCTTATTAAGAAACGGAATTAATTTTTCTGCTGTAGGTAATTCTGATTTTGTTTCTAAAAAACAATTTGATTGTCATAAAAACTGGCCTGCTTTTGTCAAAGGTAAAGCTATGCCTTTGCAACAAATAAAATATTTTTGGGAGTATATGGGTATGCAAACTATTGTAAGAGGAAAAGGAAAAGAAACATTTAAAGATTGGATTGATAAGGATTACACTATTCAAGAACTAATAGAAAAAAATTATTTATATGAAAAAAGCCTTGAGTTTACTGACTTTTTAGACACCCGAGTAAAAAGTAGAACCAATGAAGAGCAAGTTAGATTTATAAGATATTTAATTAGAGACGGCGTAGACATTGAAGAAACGAGTAGAGTTCAATACGGAAGCATACACAAAGTAAAAGGTATGACTTTTGATAATGTCATTGTAGATTTAACTGCAACAAGAAGAGAAGATTATTTTACACAACTTCGTTTAAAGTATGTAGCATACAGTAGAGGAAGAATAGATTGTTGGACAATCACATCACAAAAACAATACACACTAGGAGTAAGACAATGACACATAAAGATATATTTAAAGGGACAACATATAATTCTTTAGAAGACCAGGTCGGCGGAAAACATTATCGATCGATGAAGATTCAACCAGCAGAGTTTATAAATGAAAACAAATTGCTTTTTGCAGAGGGTAATGCTATAAAGTATATATGTCGACACCAGTCAAAAGGAAAGGAAGAAGACATCAAGAAAGCAATACATTATTTAGAAATGATAATTGAAAGGGATTATAATGTGTAAGACCCCAGAAGATTTAGATCTAAAGGATATAGACACAGTTGCAATCGATATAGAAACTTATGATCCTAACTTAAAATCAAAAGGTTTAGGTGCAGTTAGAGGAGATGGATTTATTTGTGGTATTGCAGTTGCAACAGAGAAAGAGATTGCATATTTTCCACTGAGCCATGCAGATACAGATTTATCTTTAGATAAAAAATTAAAAATCTGGGAATCTTTAAACGAAAAGATTTTTCAAAATGAAAAGATTACCAAAGTTTTTCACAATGCAATGTATGATGTATGTTGGATAAGAGCTGTGACAGGTAAAAAAATGAGAGGTAGAATTGTAGATACAATGATTGCTGCTTCTGTAATTGATGAGAATAGATTTAGATATTCATTAGATTCTCTTTCAAAAGATTATTTAAAAGATGAGAAATATAAATACGATTTACAAGAAAAAACATTAGAGTGGTCTGGTGGTACAGTAAAAGATCCAATGACTAACATGCATAAGCTACCCGCTTCTGTTGTAAAAGAATATGCAAAACAAGATGTAAGTTTAACTTTACGTTTGTGGAATTTATTTAATAAAAAATTAGACGAGGTATTATATATTAAACCAGAAAATAAAGAAGAGAAAACATGTAGAAATATATTTGAATTAGAAACAAAATTATTTCCTTGCCTAGTTGACATGAAGTTTAAGGGAGTTAAAATAGATACCGCAAAAGCTAAACTGTTTGGAGAAAAGCTAGAGAAAAGAAAAGCTAATCTTATTAATATAATTAAAAAAAGAACAGAATTAGATATACAAATCTGGGCTGCAGCATCTATAAAAAATTTATTAGATCATCAGAAAATTAAGAACTATAAGACAACACCTAAATCTAAACTACCACAATTACCAAAAGATTATTTACGAACACACGAAAATAGATTCTTAAGAATGGTAGCCAAAGCTAGAGAATGTGACAAAGCTAAGTCTACATTTGTAGATGGTCTATTAGGTTTTGTTCACAATGGTAGAATACATGCAGATATAAATCAGATTAGAGGAGATAGTGGTGGGACGGTGACTGGTAGATTCTCGATGTCAAATCCTAATCTACAACAGATTCCATCAAAAGGTTTTATTGGTAAAAAGATGAGAGAACTATTTATACCTGAAGAAGGAGCTAAATGGGGTAGCTTTGACTACTCACAACAAGAGCCACGTATTGTTGTACACTATGCGATCAAATTAGGTTTACCTGGTACGGATAGTCTACAGGATGAGTTTGATAAAGAAGATGCAGACTTTCATCAAATCGTTGCAGATATGGCAAACATACCAAGATCACAAGCAAAGGTAATTAATCTAGGTCTTTTCTATGGTATGGGTAAATTAAAATTACAAAAAGAATTAAACCTAGAACGTGTTGATGCTAACAAATTATTTCAAACCTACCACGGTAAAGTACCTTTTGTTAAACAACTATCTTATGCTTTATCTGATTTTGCATCTGAAGAAAGATTATTGTTCACTTTAGGTGATAGATTCTGCAGGTTTAATAAGTATGAAACTACTGATAAAAAATGGAACCCTAAGATAAATAGATTTGATGAAGTACCTTTGTATACTAAAGAACAAGCTATCGATGCTTATAAACTAGAGCAGATGGAAAAGTATAAAGAACTAGTAGACGAGAAACTAGAACACTTTGAAAAACATTACACACCAGCATTCACTTACAAAGCTCTAAATAAATTAATACAAGGATCAGCTGCGGATATGACAAAAAAGGCAATGGTCGATCTATATGAAAAAGGTATAGTGCCTCACATACAAATACACGATGAACTTTGTTTTTCGACCACGGACCACGAAGCAGAGTTGATCAAACAAACGATGGAACAAACCATACCTCTTGAAGTCAAGAATAAAGTAGACTATGAATCTGGACCAAACTGGGGTACAATGAAATGAGGATAAATTATGGCTTACTTAAATGCAAATATTCCTGTACAATACGCGCAAATAAAAAGGGAGTATTTATATGATCTCAAAAAACATCACGGAGAAGTTGAAGACTGCATTATCTTTGGTATTAGCTGTATTACAGGTAGGGCTATCTTATGGCATGCACTTATGGAAAATGGC